GGTTAACAATAACAATCCGCATCCTACGTATGCAATTCCTGCTCTATTGCATACTGCAGTCCTTCTGGCAGCCACGTTCAGGAGAAACAACCTGAGCATGTTAGAGCACAAGGATATCCTGCACGCATACATCGACCAGTACTGGGAGAGTATAACTGAGAATGCCAAAGTGCAGGAGACACACAACCAGATAGTGGAGTGGAGCGATGAGCGCAAGAAAGCCTAAAGATCTGCATATCGCAGAGATTGCATACAACGCCTTCTATGAAGAGCAGCCCCAGGTGTTCTTCGATGACCTGGCCCATGGCTATCAGATGAGGTGGGTCTCGGTGATCAGGAGTGTTCTGGGAGAGTATAAGCGCATCCCGAAGGGAGGCACCACTGGCCCTCGGCCAAAGGCCGATGGAGCTAAGAAAGCCTTCAGCGGAATGAGTGTCGCTGATCTGAAGATGATCAATGAGCAAGATATGCAAGCGCACTTCACTGATAAACCATGGAAGAAGAAGTCTAAAGAGGAAGTAAAGGCTCGGCAGCGAGTGAACAAGCGCCAGCAGCGCATTCGCGAACTGTCTCCTGCATAGGGAAGCAACAACCGTGGCGGCACAATCAGGCTACAAAGTCAACAAGTGCACAGTCAGCACGTCACGGAGGGGGCCGGCTGCCCAGCCGGCTCCTTGGTTGTCAAGGGGAACGGGAGTAAAAAATGTTCTTGACATCTGAGCCGCTCGCGTGGCATGGTGCCTGTGTCGCACAAAAAACCGGAAATCTAGGAGATAATACGATGCAGGAAATCGAAGTTGGCGCAGAGGTAACTGCGAAGAATGGACAAGAAGCCAAGGCGACCACAGTCAAGTTTGCCATCGCTGAGAACCTGACCGAGCTGTCAGAGCAGTTCGGCGAGGAAGTTGTCTTCTCGCACGCCAAGCGGTCAGTTGTGATCGCGATGCAGACCACTATCCGCACTATGTTGGAGGGTGGAAAGAGCCAGGACGAGATCCAGGCAGCTATCACCGACTGGAAACCTGGTCTGAAGAAGCCCGCTAAGAGCCCGATGGAGAAGGTCCGCGACGAGATCGCTCGGATGTCTCCCGAGGACAAGAAGCGCATCATGAAGGAGTTGAGAGAACGCACCAATTAAGAGGTCCTCCCCCACCTCTTAATTTCTGCCGATTAGTAGCCCACCCCGCACCGGGCGAACATCCTGGCAGAGCCCCTCCAGGTTTACTCGCGTTTTCCTGGAGGGGTCCCTCTAACCTTCAATCGGGCGTACAAAGTGACAAGAGAGCAAGTTAGGGCGCTGGCCGCTAAGGTCCTCGACGCGCCCTGTCCAGCCGACGATGTTAGGATAGATCTGACATCCCTTCAGCAGCTGGAATTCTTCCTAGCTTTAGAGGATGCGATCGAGTATCGCGTCGACATCCATGAGGATGTGGGCTGGAAGTGCATAGCCGATGTGCTCTCTTGGCTGGAGGACAACGGTGAGCTTCAAGAGCCTTAAGCTACCAAAGGTCTACATTCCAAACAAGTCGTTCCACGACTTCAGTGGGGCGACGAAGTATGGAGAATTGGTCTTTATCACAGAAGGGAGGTTGCCCAACAGACACCAAGCCAACGATATTGCTAGACTGTGCAGTCAGGCTATGATGGACGCAGAGGCCTATGACTTTCTGCTCCTGAGTGGCCCAACAACGGTCAATGCAATAGCCAGTGCAATCTTGGGCCATAAGTTCGGTCGGCTGAACTATCTCCTGTTCGATGCCAATACAGGTACATACAAGAGCCGAACTTTGGTCCTCAACCAGATGGAAGCTGCGATATGACAGAGCAGAAACCACCAGGAAGCGGATCTAGCGAAGCCCCTGGCACTGGCTTAGTTAAGGAGATGATGTTTCAAAGTATCAACCGCATGCTTGTACCTACCATAATCGAGCCCAGTGGAGGGGGCTTCATCGTGCTCGTGAATGGCAAGATGCATGCATGCACAACCTTGCAAGAAGCATTTGACTATGCGGCAGCCCATGCGGAGGAGCTCTTCAGTCAGAAGATTCAAGCGCCTCCTTGGAACAACCTGCCGCCTATTCACGATGAAGAGGGGTGGCTAAGTCGTGCGAAGAGGATGGTTACTGGAACTGCTTCGGCGTGGCTCCTACTCGGAGCCGGTATCGCCGTCGGCTTTGTACTTTCAATCTCAGAACAAGGAGGAAATCTTGACCAAAGAAACACCTCAGACCATGCTATATATCGAGGGGAGAAAGAACCCCAAGGATATACCATGGGACGACTTGATGGTGCAGATGGAGCATCAGGTCCAGCTCGGCAACACAGTGTTTCTGAAGTGGACGTGCGACGGGTGCGGACAGAGAGCTACGTCAAACCAGGAGAATAGCGCTCACAAGTTCATGTTGCACGAGGATTGTGGTGCTATCACGCACGTTGAGAAGAAAGGAGGCGGCTATAGCGTCCTGATGCACAACAAGACCCTTGAAGAGGTCATTGAGTACATTCAGCCAAAGAGGAAGTAACATGCGTTTGTATGACAACACTAGGATAAGCTCATACAAGGACTGCCCTCGAGCCTACTACTTCAGACACGTCATGCACTGGCGACCTGCAGGGCTCGAGTGGCCACTGGTGTTTGGAGCCAGTTGGCATGCTGCCATGGACTATGTATGGACCAAGATGGTCGAACCATACGAGGGTCCGAATAGTAGGGGAGCACCATTCAAGGCCTGGGAACCGGAGCTGATAGCCAGGGGGGCATACAAGAAGTTCGTGGAGCACTGGATTAAGGAGGGCGCACCGCCCCCAGAGCAGATTGATTATGAGATGGCTCAGGAGCTGAGCCCTAGGACACCGCAACACGCCTTTGAGATGTTGGCCGGCTATGTTCTGGCCAAGCGCAACGCGCTTAGGGAGGTCGAGCTTGTCGCAACCGAGAAGCCCTTCGCTGTTCCCCTTGATCCCCAGGACCCAAATCTATTCTACATTGGAAAGATTGACAAGCAGGTCCGAGTTAAGCATACCGGCAAGATCAGGGGGATCGAGCATAAGACTACAACTGCCTATAAGAAGAACGGACCCTTTCGAGGCGGCTACATCGACAGCTTCAGTCCAAACAGTCAGGTGGAGGGATATACTTACGCTCTCCACATAATGCATCCTGGGAATGTCGCAGGCGTCTGGGTTGACGCCGCCCTAGTCCACAAAACGGAGGAGGGCTTCATGTTCATTCCCGTTGAGAAGCAACTCAAGATGTTGGACGCCTGGCTGTGGGAAACCAGGCGCTGGATCCGCAGGATCGAAGAAGATGAAAAAATGCTCATCTCCGTCCATTCTGGAGATGAGATAATGCAAGCCTATCCGAAAAACACCAACAGTTGTTGGAACTTCAATAGGGCCTGTCCGTACATGGACTGCTGCAGGGCATGGCCTAACCCCGTCGGCAAGCCTATGCCCCCTGAGATGATCGAGAGCAAGTGGGACCCATTGCAGCATCTAGGACCAATCGAGGGGATAACCGATGGCCCGACGCAGGAAGAACCAAGACATACGCAGCCTATATCCAGCGATTAAGCGGACATATGCTGAAGGCCTTGCTTACCGGGCTGCTGCAAAGCAGCTCGGGATCTCTGTAGGGACATACGCCGGCACTCTGAAGAGGATGCGGGATAGTGGAGAGATTGCTAGCCGCAACCAGGAGAGCCCACACCGGAGGTATGGCTCTAAGAAAAGGCCTCCACTTGCGGAGGTATCCTTCGAACCAAAGGAGAGCCGCAGTGACACTAGTGAAAGGCGACCCATTCCGGAGGGACTACGGACAGTTAACCTCCTCCCAAAAGAAAGACATGGACGAAGCGAAGAGGTTCTACGAGGAGACGTGGACCTTCCTAGAGCATCTGGAGCAAAGCTATGGGAAGAGTAGGGATCTGTCGGTAGCCAAGACGGAACTGCAAACCAGTTGCATGTGGGCCGTTAGGGCAGTCACCAAGACAGGAGACCAGGAATAACATGGTCATTGACAAGATAGCTGTGAACCAGCTAATAGATGCCATGGGCAAGGTTGCTCACGGCAGCGGTAACCTGGAGTTGGGCCTAGCTGCCGTCACCCTAGCCTATGCATCGGTTCAGCAGATGGGTCTGGATGACGATGATACCAAGAAGGTATTAGTTCATCTGATTGGCATCTGCCGAGCCCAGGGTGTAGATCGCAACAAGATAATCGGTCCAATACCAGGCCTAGAAGGGAAGCATTGACAATGCCTAAAACCATCATAAGTGTCGATTTCGACGGAGTTCTGCATAGCTATGCAAGTGGGTGGCAGGGCCCTAGAGAGGCCCGCGATCCGCCCTTTCCTGGAGCTATGGAGTGGCTTCGGGATATGCTAGCGATGGGATACCGGCTCGAGATCTTCTCGAGCAGAAGCAGCATGGAAGGCGGTATCCCTACCATGATCGACTGGGTCAACCGCCACGCTAAGTTGATCACCGGCAGGAATGACTGGACGCCTGAGTTGATCTATCCCACAGTCAAACCGCCGGCGAAGGTCATCCTCGATGACCGGGCCATGTACTTCACTGGAAAATGGCCCACTCCCGCCGAGATCGATGCCTTCCAGCCATGGTACAAGAAAGATGCCCAACGCTAAAGATCCTGCTAGCAAGGCCGATCAGTTCCGGGTCATGCTGGTCGGTCCTACTGGGTCCGGGAAGAGTGCACAAACGTGGTCACTTCCTGGACGCAAGTTCGCCTACATATTTGATCCCAATACACTGCCCACGATCAGAGGCTGTGACGTTGATTATGAGGAGTTCTTCCCAGAGTTCACGGAGGTAGACGCAACCCTGAAAGGGTTCAACAAAGGGAGCAAGAGCGACATACTGAAGGGCCCCAAGAGGGAGCCGACAGTGTATATGGACTGGGTGGAGAATATCAATGAGAAGATGGCGAAGAGCTTCTTTGCCGATTACAATTGGCTTATCATTGATAGCGCTACCTTCTTGTCTAAAGCAACAATGGACAGACAACTATACATCAATGGACGTTACGGAGATGTTGAGGACATTGCAGACTACCGTGTGGTTGGCTCGAAACTCGCAGAAGTGTTCGGAGCTATTGCCGCAGTGCCTAACCTCAATATCCTCCTCACCGGACACCTGTCCACTTTCCAAGACGATAAGACCAAGAAGATAGTCACCCAAATCTGGCTTCCTGGCAAAGCCAGGAATATCCTGCCACTCGTCTTTACGGACGTGTGGCTCACTAAAACAGAGGAGACCAGCGATGGTAAAATACGGTATCTCGTAAGGACGCGCCCTGAAGCGCGTGGCTTACAAGACATTCGGTGCAGTATTCCTAGCCTGAATGTCGAAGAAGATGTAACTATCGATAGCTTCGACAAGTTGATCCCCGGTCAGGGGGGAATTGGGAAGCTACTCGCCAGGGCTAGCAGCCCCAACGTGATAAGCATGAGGAAGTAACATGCCCTTCATTGATGTAGCCTTGGACGACGCAGCAGAACTAGAAGTCGTAGAGGAAGGTGAATACGAACTACAAATAGCCAAGGCCGAAGACGGCGAGAGCAAAGCAGGAAACTTGATGACGACTGTCTACATCAAGATCCTGGACGCTCCAATTGCCAATGCCAGCCTCGTGCGGCATTGGATCACCTACCCCGACGAGAGTACGCCTCCTGAGCAGCGGGCAATGCGCTTGATCGACATCAAGCGTTTCTTGGTCCTGTTCAACATCATTCACGACGGTAACGGCTTCAACTCGGAAGATCTCGTCGGCGCCACCGCGCGCTGCTTGGTCATCCAGGAGGAAGCGGACGACGGCAACGTCTATAACCGCCTCCGACTGCCGAAGCTGAAGAAAGGCGAGACCGTGCCGGATCAGCCAACCCGACGGCGCAGGTAAGGTACGGTTTTAGTCGGTCGGTGGGGATGCTCTCCCCACCGATCCAATTTGGATCAG